ACAAGGTTAGACCTATGTTAACTCCTTCTAATAAGAATGAACCAGCCATTCTCACTAAAAACAACATGGAGAAGTCTATATTTGATTTTGGTGATGAGAGGTGTTCTTTTGAAATTGTACCTTGTACTTTAAAAGCAGTTAACGGTCTTCACGTGTCCTTATTATCAGTAGACGAAGTAGATACTATTTCAGGTGAGAACCTTAAAGGCTATCAGGACTTACAAGGATCATTGGATACTAGAGGAGATAAGAAGGCCTTAAGAATTAACATATCCACACGTAAGACCAGATACGGTCTTATGAACAAGCAAATTGAGAATGCGGAAAAAGAAGGCCAAAAGGGCAAAGCTTTAAGGAAATGGACTGCTTTTGAATTCCACGAGAGGTGTACTGATAAAAGATCAGGTACTATTCCAGTAGACTATTACATCAACCAAGATGATATGGAAAGCCTCACCCAGAAGCAATACGACAAGCTCCAGGACAACAAAAAACCGAACTACCGTAAGTATACTATGTTTAATTTGTGCCACAAATGCGGTCTGCAAAGTATCTGTCTGGGTGATGCTAAGAAGCAATACTCGACTTCTCCTATGTTAAAGCCATTAGAGGAACTAGAAAAGAAGGTATTGGCCGAAGACAAAGACTGGGCCTTATCTCAGTTGATGAACCTAAAGCCATCTGCTACTGGTATTATCTATAAGGAATTTGATACTAAGAAGCACGTAAAGAACTGGAATGAATTATGGAAGATACTTACTGGAGAAGAGTACCCTAGGGAGTGTAATCAAGATGCTTTCTTAAGCAAGCTCCATTCATTAGGTATTCCTTGTTATTGTGGTATTGACTGGGGATGGTCCAATCCATCAGTAGCCACATTCATAGCCATATTACCAAATGAAACCGTTTTTGTATTAGATGAGATCGCTTTGACCTATACTTCTGACCCTACTTTCATCCATATCCTAAAGACCCAGAAGCATCGCAAGTTCAAGACCCAGTTGTATTACCCTGACGTGGCTTTGCCTGGTAACTTAGTCGAAATGGCCAAGCAAGGTCTACCAGTCAGCAACAACACCAAAAAAGAAAACATCATGACTGGTATCCAAATAGTAAGAAGACTATTAGCTCCACCTGGAGCCCTAGAACCTAAGATCTATATCCATCAAGGTTGTAAAAACTTAATAACGGAATTTGAAATGTATCACTTTAAAACAGATGCAGCAGATAATGTATTAGATGAACCTGCAGATGAATTTAACCATTCGCACGACTCTTTGAGGTATGTAATAACCGGAGTATTAGGCAAATCTGGATTTCTAACGGACGATACTAATTACACCAGTTCAAACCCTACCCAAAATGCCCTAGCCATGGCATCTGCTTTAGGTGTTCCTATAGATTTAAACATAGAATACACAAACAACCAAATAGATGAAGACGAAATCCCTCGTGGTGGTTTTGTTTTTGACTTTTAAGGATATGGTATATGCAACTCAAAGACCTCTTACTAAATTCTCCTATTCCAGTAGGCTTACAAAAGACAGCTGAAGACTTGATCACTCAGCCACAATCAGAATCGACCCATAACATAGCTGGTAAAGCTATGCTAGAAGACCCTTATTATGACCAATACCAGTCCAATTCTTTCTTTAAGATAAAGACCACTGGATTGTCTAATAAGACCCTAAAAGAAATATCTCTAAAGAACTGGTTAGTATCCTCCATCATCCAAGCCAGAATAGACCAAATAAAACCCTATGGAGTACCACGTATAGACCGGTTCTCTAAAGGCTTCTACCTTAAATACAAAGACAACGAGAAGCCCATAGACCCTCAAGATCAAGAAGAAATAAACAACATCGTAGACTTCATCCAAAATTGTGGTATATCTGAAAATCGCCGCAAGGAAGACCAAATAACTCTTACTGACCTCTTCTCTTTGACCTTAAGGGATATTCTTACCTTTGGCCACGTAGGTATCGAAAAGGTCTTGACCATGAGGGATACCCTCCATCATCTAAGACCATTACCAGGTGAATCCATTTACTTAGTAGACCGTAAAGCCACTAGAGCCCAGATACAAGCCCAAATAGACTCGTCCAATCAAAACTACCTTATGCGAGCCCATACTGATAACAATCCAGACCTAGAAGACGTCCACTATGATACTGATACCGAATACATCAAATACTTACAAGTAGGAGCAGACAACCGGACCCTTACAGGCTTCGGTGACAAAGACTTCATCTTCAAACTAGCCAACCCACAAAACTTCATAGATGCCCGAGGATATTGTTACTCCTTATTAGAGCTAGCTATCATCAATGCCTCTACCCATCTAAACATTGAAATCTTCAACCGGAATTTCTTTAGCCAAGGTCAGGCTGCTCGTGGTATCATCAATATCAAAGGTAACATCACCCAAGCCCAGTTGCAGAACTTCCGTAGACAGTTCCATGCCACCATCAACGGCTCGGACAATGCCTGGCGTACACCTATCATAGGTGGAGTAGACGGGATTGAATTTGTCCAGTTGCAGATGAGTAGTAAAGATATGGACTACTTGGGTTTCAACACACACATAATGAGAAGTATTTGTTCACAATTTGGAATAGATCCATCTGAATTGGGTTTAGACTTTTTAAATCAAGGACCAAAAGGGTCTTCGGCCCAATCTGAGCCAGATCGTATGGAATCAGACAAGGAGCGGGGGTTCCTGTCTATACTAAGGTTCTATGAAGATCTCGTTAACCAAGATATTTTGCCGGCCCTAGATCCAACTTTCGGTAAAAAGTACGAGTTCAAGTTCTCTGGCTATAAAAATGAAACTCCACAAACAACAGTAGCCCTAGAACAAGCCCAACTAACAGTATCACATACTTTAAATGACATCTTAAAGGCCAACCTCCAACCAGCTATTAATACTCCTGCCGCTAATATTCCTTTAAACGCAGCTTTTTGGGCCCTAGTAGAAAAGCACATGACCAAAGGTGAGATCCGGGAATTCTTCTTTGGTGACAAAGGGGCTGCACAACGACGGGAGCTCCAGTATTTCCAAGGAGATGCTGCATTCATGGGCTGGCAGCAATTACTTTTATCAATTGATTCTACACGTATCCAAAAAGCCCAGCAAGAACAACAAATGCAAGCCCAGCAACAACAAATGCAAGCCCAGCAACAACAAATGGAAGCCCAGCAAACTCAAGCAGGCCATCAAAGTGCAGATCAAGCAGTTCAAAGCCAACCTCAGCCACAACCAGGTGGACCCGAGGCCTTGAGTGATAACTTCAAGACCTATGGTGGAGGTACTAGTGGATTGTATGTAGGAGGAGAAAAGGTCCAAAATCCCTTGAACCATCCTGAAAATACCGATGCCTCTCCATCCAATAACACTCCTATAACTTAGTATACATTCCAGTCCGAAACTTTTCTATACCAGGTCCTAGAGTGAAATTAAACTTGTTCTAGGGCCACTTGTTTTTCACTAAAAGGCCAAAGTATACACATCGGTATGTGTTGACGATACTATTCGAAATAGTTGTAGTTCAAAAAATCAATTCTTTTTAGAAAAGGAAAAGAAAAATGAATGATTTTGAATATCGTCTTTTGACTAAGGCTATTAATAGTTCTATTCATTTATCTTCTGAGGAAAAAAGAAGTTTTGTTTCACTAGCTCATGAAAGTTCTGACAGTAACCAATACAAACGGACCATAAGTCGAGCTAATGCTATCAATCTTTTAAACCATCTACAAAGAAATCAAGTTCAAACTTATAAATACTATCAACTTAAAGTTAGAGCTAAGCACTATCATGGATCTATGATGTGGGCTTTAGGGTGTATAGGTCAAGCTTGTAGGGATTTAGATATACCACCACTTCAAACTGTGGTAATAAATCAAGGAACAGCTAGACCAGGAGATGGGTGTTTGTTTTCTGATCTAGAAGACAAAGATTTGAGTGAATTGCAAAAACAATGTTTAGAATTTAACTATGATTATAAGTCTATTTTGAAGCACGTTATAGAAACTATCTATTAGGGGATTTTATGTTTTTATCTGGTATTCGTAATGGTATTGCTACTTCATCTTCTTCATGCCATTCTATTGTTTATAAGGTAAACAAAGAAGATTTAGAAGTAGATAATTCTACTTATGGTTGGAACTGGTTTATTTGTGATACTAAAGAGACTAAGTTAAGGTATTGCTTGACCGCTTTGCTTAGTTGTTCTGGTTCTGAAAATTATGATGCACTAGTAAATGGTATAGATTGGGGTTGGTTCTCTGAGGCTATGGATTATGTAGCTGGTCTTTTTGATATAGACCGTGTTAAGCTACTAAATATAGTTAAGGATATTTATTTAGAAGAGGCATACATAGATCATGCCTCTAGGCCTTATATCAATACACAAAACTATGCTGAAGTTTTTGAGCAATACAAGACCGTTATTGAGTGTGATGATTTGGCCATAGTGGGTGGTAATGATAATGGTGGTGATTTTCCAGAAGACCGTTATGCTTTGTATGTTTGTGGTACGGATGAAAGTAATATGCGGTCATATACTAATATCTACCAGGTTATAAAGAATTCGTATCAAGATAACCGGATATTTTCTTTGATGTCTGCTTCTGGTAATAAGATTTATTTGACTGACCAAAAGGCCATAGATTTTTCCAAATTGGAAACTTATAGCCCAGAACTATTTGATATTAAGATCACTGACTATTGCTATAAGGGATGTGAATGGTGTTACCAGGAATCATCTAAAGAAGGCAAGCACTGTACTTTAGAGTCAGTTAATGTTTTGTATGAAGCTTTGGCTATTATTAAGCCATTTGAAATAGTGTTAGGTGGTGGTGAGCCTACTGATCATCCATATTACGAAGAAATTATATCCAAGTTTAAGAAGGTATGTACTTTCTTGAGTGTAACTACTAAGGATAATTTTGGAGTACACGCTCTAATAGACAATCCAGAAGTATCCAAGATAGGCTTTTCTATATCTAATATGGAAGAATATAACGAGCTCATTCATGAAGCAGAAAATCTAGACCATTTATATAAGAAGGTTACTTTGCACATTATTCCTGCTCTTTGGTCAGAGGAAGAACTTAAGAAGTTATTTTCCGTTAATGAATTTATGCCTGTCCTTCTATTGGGCTTTAAACCTAATTCTCGTACTGATCTAGTCGAGTTAGCAGAAAAGAAGAAATTAGAAGCTAAGCTAGTGGACTTTTGTTTAGGCTCAGTAGCCAAGAACATAGCCATATCTATGGACTCCACTTTGGTATTAAACCCAGAGGTAGTAAAGGTATTAAACAAGTTCAAGATAGACCCTAGACTTTATACCTCCTATAAAGAAGGAGTAACCTCTAAGTATGTGGACCTAGTAGAGGGCGATATCAAGACAGCTTCTTATGACAAAGTAGTTTTAGCCAAATTAGAACAAATGAATAACAAAAATTATGACCATCTAGTCAAGGTTTATCAGGAACCCTTTTAAGCCTGATTAGTTTCCAAAGTAGGTAGTAGGTAACTTATGGTGCAATTTTCAAAGTTGCACTTTTTCATTTTCATATGAAATAACGATGCTACTTATATTTATGATTGCCATAAGCAGAGGCTCAATTTTATAATTGGGCTTCTTTTTAAAAAAGTAAGGAGGAATGGGATATGTGCTTGACTTCTGTTTTTATTGCGTTTGGTATTTATATGAGTCAAGAGAGTGGATGTCCGCACGCATCTAATATGTACCTATCCTATAACTCCAAAAACCAAGATATAGAAATAACCTTAAAGATCAAGAATGGCCCATCCAGTATATGTGTCCTAAATTATGGATTAGTGGAAGGTTTCTTCGATAGACAAAATGAGACCTATATTTACTCCTTAACCCAAGTTATCAAGAAAATGCCTAAAACGGATCTAGAGATCATATCCCTAGATGGAAAGTACGAGACTAGGATTTCACACAAAAGGATAATGGAACTATTTAAAGTATTGAATTTAAAAAGTCAGTTGTAACTACACACAAATATGAATTACCGATACTATACTCAATAGTACAATATTGTTTTTAAAGAAGGAATTACATATGTGGATATTTTTAGAAGGTATGGACAAAACTGGTAAAAGCACTATTGCTCAAAAGTTTAAAGAAGCTGGCTGGACGGTAATACATGAATCAAACCCATTAGAGTTTATGAAAAGGGACTATATAGGCCCTTCTTATTTTGAATATTTCAATCAAAAACTCCCATTCTTATCCGGTCAGAATGTAATCTTTGATCGGTCTTTTTTCACTGAAGATTTCGGTTATCCTATTATCTATAATCGCAAGCCTCTATTAGAGAATGAAGACATTCACATTCTCCAAGATGATTTTGTGTATTCTCAAAACGAATTCTTAAAGATCTATTTAGAAGATACGAATGAGGAAGCACATTGGGCCAGATGTGTAGAGTATAAAGAACCTCTAACCAGACCACAATTCAATACACTAAGAACTTTGTCTAAAGTGGCAGCACAAAAGTGGGGATTTGAAATCACCAATTTATCTTCCTTTCAAAAATCACCTATATTCAAAAGCCTAATTACTCCAAAAGAAGCCAAACCAGCCCCAGAAGAAACCAAGCCAACCCCAACCCCGGCTCCAATAAAGCCCGAACCTAAATTGGACTCATACCAAATCAACATAGATTACGTAAATAAGTTAGAACAAGGTTTATTGATCCATGATTTACTAAATAAAAGGATATTACCCAAAAACAGTAAATATGATACCTTAGAAGGCAAGACCAAAGATTTTTTATATTCTTTGTTGAAAGAAGAGATCTTCAATGATAAATCTAGGGAAGACTTCACCAAAGAAGAAGCTTTAGTGTTAAAACAATTCTCAAAAAGTATGATAGAGAAAGCAAAGGAAAAATCGAAGTGAAAAAGATAGCGATATTAGCTTGTGTCAAAGTAGGTGATAAGCGACTAGTAGGTACTACTAATGACCCTTATAGTAACTATCATCTACCCTGGCCCAGGTGTGCTGCTGATATGGAGATGTATAGCCAAATAATAAAGCAATTCAATCCAATCCAGTCTTTGTTCGTAGCAGGAGGTAACACTTATAACTCCTTACCTAAAGGTCGGTTCAAGTCGTG